TATCAAGACCTGGGGTCGGGCACCCATTCGAAGATTTAGGTGTCAAAGATGTAGATCCAGAAGTATTTAAAATTATTCAAAATGAAAAGAAGAGACAGACATTAGGGTGTGAACTCATCGCATCTGAAAATTTTACATCGAAAGCGGTGATGGAAGTAAATGGTTCGTGTTTGACAAATAAGTATTCCGAAGGTTTACCCGGTGCGAGGTATTACGGTGGTAATGAATACATCGACCAAATGGAAATTTTGTGTCAAAAACGCGCTTTAGAATTATATGGTTTAGATCCAGATGTATGGGGTGTAAATGTACAAGCACTGTCGGGGTCACCCGCAAACTTTGCGGTCTATACAGCTTTATTAAACCCACACGATAGAATTATGGGTTTGGATTTACCACACGGAGGGCATTTAACGCATGGATTTTATACACCGAAAAAGAAAATTTCGGCAACTTCTGTATATTTCGAATCCATGCCATATCGTTTGAACGATGAAGGATGGATTGATTACGATAAGTTACATGAAAATGCGTCATTATTTAGACCAAAATTAATTATCGCTGGAGCCTCGGCGTACCCGAGAAACTATGATTATAAGAGAATGCGTGAAATTTGTGACAGTGTCGGTGCGTATTTAATGTCAGATATGGCGCATATTTCTGGTTTAGTCGCCGGTAAAGTGGCGGATGACCCTTTCGAATATTCAGACGTGGTTACATCGACAACACATAAATCTTTACGAGGCCCGAGATCGGGTATCATTTTTTACAGAAAAAAATACGAAAAAGCAATTAATTCTGCCGTTTTTCCGGGATTACAAGGTGGTCCACATAATCATACCATCGGCGCGTTAGCGGTCGCGTTAAAAGTGGCAAATACACCAGAGTTTAAGGAGTATCAAAAACAAGTGTGTTTAAACTGTAAAGCATTGGCAAAAAGACTTACAGAATTAGGGTATAAATTATCCTCGGGTGGTACAGATAACCATTTAATTTTATGTGATTTACGACCAAAGGGTATCGATGGTGCTCGTGTCGAGAAAGTTCTCGAAATGGCTCATATCACTTTGAATAAAAACTCAGTTGTCGGTGATACATCTGCACTCGTTCCGGGTGGCATTAGAATTGGAACGCCTGCCATGACAACGAGAGGTATGAAAGAACAGGACTTTGTGAAAGTCGCAGAGTTTATTGACCGAGGTGTTAAAATTGCCATCGAAAATAGAGATTGTAAACAGAACGACGATATCGCTCTATTACGTTCGGATGTTGAATCTTACTGTAGTGATTTCCATATACCTGGTAACTAATATAAAAGAAATATTCCAATCAATAATAAAACATGCACAAAGGTTTATCATCTTTTATGATAAACTACACGCGTTCTATTAGTGATCAAAAGAAAGCAAAAACTATCGTTAAGGGAAACAAATCGGGTAAAATTGAGGGGAGTAGTGATGACATGCACGAAAAACTCGTATATAAATGTGGTTTAAAAAGACGTGAAGTATGGGATGCAAATTCGAAATCTTGGTATACGAAAGTCTATTACGTGGATGGTTCGAGTTATAACCCCGTTTTGTTTCACGATGGTAAGCTTGATAAGAACCCATTTTTTAATGATTAAGGAAATCCGGTTTCTATCCATTTTTCAAGACCATCTGGTTCTACATGTTTATCTCTGAAAACAACATCACAATTTGAATGATGTAATATATCTTCCATTAAAGTTTCATCTTCTTTACCATTATCATGTAAAGTATGAACGGTTAAATAATATGTATATGTACACGGGTCTATCAATGCAGAAGATGCACTTAAAGATACCGCGGTCTTTTTTGTTGTTTCATAATCGTCATTAAACATTAACCTTTGAAACCATCTTTTTTCTCTAAATTTTGGAATAAAATTATAAGCACCTATTTTTGGTTCTATAACACACTTCTGTTTCTTATTTTCCGATGGATCTACACTCATGTTAATACCACTTCCCATTGCACCTATACCACATCCAGTTAATTTACTGCATCTTCCTTCAACTGTCACTCTTAACTTTCTATTTGACATATTTACAAATAAAATACTTGTTGGTGTCGTGTGTTTCATTTTAGATTTCATACTCCGTCTTATTAAATTACATTTACCTAATCTAATAAGTTTAGGAAATCTAGGTATTATACCTAAACACCCATTTTTAAAAGAAAAATATGGAAATTCGGCTGCATAATATTCTTTCAGAAATTCGTGGAGGTGTGGTTCATACTCGGAATCAATAAATTTGCGCAATACCATATTACTTTACTTACACACGAGAAAAAAATATATGTAAACGATATAATGAATCCATACTTTGAAGCAACTTTAAGAAATTTAGGTGTTTTTATTTCCGTATTTTTTACTATACGATGGGCAGAAAAATCTGTTGTCCCAGTGTATGATGTACCCCTAAATATATTAACTATCATTACAGCTATACTCTTAAATTATAGTGGACCATTGAAATTAAATAATTAAAGAAAAACCGCGTTATATAATAAGTATGAGTACGTGCACAGTATGTTGCGATAAGTACAATAAAACACAACGTAAAAAGGTTACGTGTCCTCATTGTAGTTACGATGCATGTAAAACATGTATCCAAACCTATTTATTGTCAACTACAGAAGAACCACATTGTATGAAATGTAAACATGAACATGACCGCGAGTTTATAGATTCGTTTTGTACAAAACGTTTTAGAAACGTTGATTATAGAAGACATCGAGAACAAATTTTATACGAACGTGAAATGGCGCGAATGCCGGAAACTCAACCATACGCAGAATACAGAATAAAAATGAAAGAACTTAGATTACGGTATTTTGAACTTTTAGATCAAATGTTTCTTATGAGAGATATGCGTAGAGAAGCGGTAAGAATGCGTAATTCAACAGTGGATTATGATACTGCTCTAGAAAATATGCGTATAGAAATAGAGGAAATTGTGCATAAGGTAAATACACTCGAATTAAATATATCTTCAAATGGAAATGAAAAATTTATACGTAAGTGTCCATACGAAGAGTGTAGAGGATTTTTAGATACGGATATGAAATGTGGGTTATGTGTTCAAGAGTTTTGTGAACATTGTAATGAAGTTATTATAGATTCAAATCACGTGTGCGATCCCGAAACGGTTGAAACCATGAAACTCATAAACAAAGATACGAAACCGTGTCCTAAATGTGGTACAATGATACATAAAATAGATGGGTGTGCACAGATGTGGTGTACAGAGTGTCATACTGCATTTGACTGGCGCTCGGGACGTATAGAAACAGGTCGCGTACACAACCCTCATTATTTCGAATTTAAAAAACGTTCGAGAGAACATGGAGATATACCTTGTGGTGGAAGACCCACGTTCGCAGAACTCGAAGAAAATGAAGCAAATGTAAATATATTAGATTTAAGTTATAAACTTACTCTATTGGATAGAGATATTATATATAGATACGATGGAATTGGAGACGACGATAATCTACGGTTACGTGTAGACTATTTATTGAAAATTATATCTGACGACGAATTTAAAAAGGAGCTTCAGAGACGTGATAAACATAAATCTAAATTGGAGGATATACGGAATATATACGGTATGTTCTCTGATACGTGTGGTGATTTACTTCGTCAATGGGTAATTGATCCAACTAAAACTAAAGATATAATGCGCACCGTTCACGCATTAGCGGATTATTCGAATAACGTCATAACAAAAATACGAAATAGGTATAATTGTTCGGTACCTTATTATATATTTTTACGCGCACTTTAAGAATAGAGTCGTTTACATCATAAATGAAATTAATAGAATTAGCTTCGGCAATTACATCACTTTTTCCATTTATGATTCTAGAGAATTTTGGTAGCGTAACGAGTCTGTTTTATCATTTACATAGAAATGAAACTATGTATAAACTTGTTTATATATCCAGACATGTAGATTTACTACGATTAGGGTATGTATTAAAAGGTGGTTTCGATTATATGGAACTTGTTTTTAACTTCTTATCCATGGTTATCATTTATAAATCGAGTATTCATGATAAAAAGTATATGGATGTAAACTTGATCGTAAGTGTAATTAAAAGTACATTTGGTATGCCTAAATTACACTACCTTGTATCACTTTACTTTTGGTTTGTGGCATTTATTATTCATTATGATACTATATTTGGAAGATATACAGATATACTAGTAAACTTATTACTGTGTCCACCCCAATATTTATTGAAGAATAATATTCTTAACGTATAGTAGAAAATGAATAGAATTATATTATTTGTATCATTTTTACTGATTATATGGTTTTTCATACCCATATATGAAAAACCCAGAGTATTAAAAAATGTATTACGTGAAGATGAATGTGAACATATAAAACAATTAGCGTCTAAAAAGTTAGAAACATCTACAGTATCTAAAAATCGTGATATAGATGAAAAGATACGTAAAAGTCAAACTGCGTGGCTAAAAGCATCCGAAGATCCAGTTGTTGATAAACTTATACGTAAATGTGTATCTATGACAGATAGACCTTTAGTAAATTGTGAAGATTTACAAGTTCTTAAATACGAACCTGGTGGGTTTTATAAACCTCATCAAGACACGTTAATCGGGGATAAAAATAAACGTATGTACACATTCATAATTGCCTTGAATGACGAGTATGAAGGTGGTGAAACAGAGTTTCCAAATATAAAGAGGCGGTACCGTTTGGAAAAGGGTGATGCGTTGTTCTTTAATACGTTAAACAATTACGAATGTATAACTAAAAAAGCGTTACATGGTGGCGCACCCGTTAAATCAGGTGAAAAATGGGTATGTAATTTATGGATTCGGAAATACAGATATTAATTGACTTATATAATAATCGCGTCGATCGAATGCTAGATGTACAAGTGTACATACATTTAAAAGATTATATACGAAATAATATATAATATATTCGAAATAAAAATTATATGATGCCAAAGTAAAACACACCGAAAGATAAAATATATGCATTTTTAAAATATAAATATTATTTTCTAGGACTGAAACGTATGATATTGCAGACATAAATGTATCCATAAGTGATCGATAATTATCCGATACCATAATAGTACCCATTATTGTTATAAAAAGCATAATAAAATGCATAAATTTATACACACTACGTATTTGAACACTTCTTACATCTATATTTCTCACGTGATTTCGTTCCGGTTCGGGTTCCGGATCAGGTAATGGTAGAGGTCTTTCAGCCGTATCATCTATACCTAATACAGGTATATCACCCGGGTTTATAACGACGTTATAGTATTCATTCGTCGTCATATTCTCCTCTCTTATTGATTAGTATTTTTAAACCAATTTTAGTTTAAGATGACAAAAACTTGCCAGTTTCATCAATGACGAGTTCACCGCGTTCGGCTAACATTTTTCGGTGTAACATGTGGTGTTGCTTAACATCGTCTTTGTTTTGTCCGACGTATGGTACGGCGTAGCCTTGTTCACACATCCATTTGTTTACGTTCGTCCAAA